AGAAGGTATTGAAGTACAGACTGAGCAATATGATCACAATGCAAACTTAGCAGAAGTGTTGGACGAAAAGATTCTAGATGAATTATCTTCCGAGCTACGTGGACAGTTTGAAGAGGACGTTGAGTCAAGATCAGATTGGAAAGATGGTTACGTAAAAGGACTAGATCTACTTGGTATAATGTATGAAGAGAGAACTGAGCCTTTTGATGGTGCAAGTGGTGTAACACATCCTTTGATTGCAGAATCAGTAACTCAGTTCCAAGCACAGTCTTATAAGGAACTTTTACCATCTGGCGGTCCAGTAAAGATTAATATTATGGGTAATCGAACCTTGGAGCGTGAAGCACAAGCTGCAAGAGTTCGTGAGTTTATGAACTATCAGATTACGGAGGTCATGCAAGATTATGATACCGACACTGACCAAATGCTTTTCTATCTCCCATTGGCGGGTTCTACTTTCAAGAAAATCTACTTCGATCCAACTAGGGGTTCTGCTGTTTCGAAGTTCGTGCCTGCTGAAGATCTTGTTGTTCCGTATCAAGCTTCGGACATTAACACAGTCTCTAGAGTCACACATGTACTTAAGATGGATGAAAATGAAATCCGTAAAATGCAAGTGGCGGGCATTTACAGAGATGTGGAAATCTCAGCATCAGATACAGAACAAGATGTCGTCCAAGAAAAGAAAGACGAAATAGAGGGCGCAAGTAAAGGATATTCAGATGAAACATATTCTGTGCTTGAGATGCATACAAATTTAGATCTTGAGGGTTTTGAGGATCTTGGTGCAGATGGTGAGCCAACTGGAATTAAGTTACCTTACATTGTAACCTTGGACCAAGGATCTGGAGAGATTTTATCCATTACACGTAACTTTGATCAAGGCGATAATTTAAAGAAAAAGAGACAATATTTTGTACATTATAAGTTCCTACCAGGACTAGGATTTTATGGATTTGGCCTAATACATATGATTGGTGGTCTTGGTAGGGCAGCAACAAGTATATTAAGACAGTTAATCGATGCGGGAACTTTATCGAACCTACCCGCAGGTTTTAAGGCTAGAGGCATAAGAATCAGAAATGACGATGAACCTTTATCGCCTGGTGAGTTCCGAGACATTGATGCACCAGGTGGTGATCTTAGGAATTCTATAGTTCCCCTCCCCTTTAAGGAACCATCTGGTACGCTTTCGAATCTACTTGCTGCATTGATTGAAGCTGGTAGACGATTTGTATCTATAGCTGATCAAAAGATTGGTGAGTCTAGTGGCGATATGCCAGTTGGATCTACAGTAGCAATGTTAGAACGTGGCATGAAAGTCATGTCCGCCATACACAAAAGATTACATTATGCACAAAAAACAGAGTTTAGATTACTTGCTAGAATTTTTGCAGAGAACTTACCACCGCAGTATCCATATGAGATAGCGGGTGGTCAGCAACAAGTTTTTGCAGCAGATTTTGATGGACGGGTAGACGTATTACCAGTATCAGATCCTAATATATTTTCTATGGCACAGAGGGTTGCGTTAGCACAAACACAACTACAGATTGCACAAAGTAATCCAGATATACACAATCTGCCTGCAGCATATAGACGTTTATATCAAGCACTTGAAGTCCAGAACATAGATGAAATCTTGCCTCCCAAGAAAGAACCAATGCCTATGGATCCAAGTATAGAGAATGCCAGGGCGTTACAGGGTGAGGTCGTGATTGCCTTTCCTCAGCAAAATCACGATCAACATATGGCTAATCACATCCTTTTCATGAAAACCCCGATCGTAGCCACTTCTCCTAACGTCATGGCTATTCTTTATGCACATATTCTTGAACACATTTCACAAAAGGCAAGTGCAATTGCACAAAGTGAAGCACAACAAGCAGTTCAATTACAATTACTTGCACAACAAGGTGCAATAGATCCTGCAAACATTCCACCACAAATCACACCAGAGATTGTGGAGAGTCGTGTTGCAGAGTTAGAAGCTCAGTTTACTGCCGATTTCTTACAACAAATGGCACCGCCAGAAGGTCAAGAAGATCCATTGGTGCAAATAAGAAAACAAGAACTAGCTATTAGGGCAGCAGAGGCAGAGAGATCTGCACAAGTTGACCAACAAAAGTTAGGACTTGAAGCACAAAAACTTCAACAAAGAGCGGCAACGGATGCAGCGAGATTAGAAACGCAAGAAGAAATTGCCGATGAACGTAACCTTGTTAATCGTGAGAGAATACAAACACAGAGAGACATTGCCGCTGCTAGACGGGGGTAAACTATGGATCCAGTAACAATATCATTAGCTATGGGGGTGGCCTCAAAAGCATTTGATGCAATCAAAAAAGGATTTGCAGTCGGTCGTGATATTGAGCAAATGTCTGGAGATATTGGACGTTGGATGGGAGCGGTAAGTGATGTTGATAACGCAGAAAAGCAAGCAAAAAATCCTCCGTTGTTTGGTAAATTGTTTAAAGCTGGCTCTATCGAAGAAGCCGCTCTTTCCGCTTATGCAGCCAAGAAGAAACTTGAGGAACAAAGGTACGAACTCAAGATGTTTTTAAATATGACTTATGGTCCACAAGCCTATAATGATCTTTTAGCAATGGAAGGTCAGATACGAAAAGAACGACAACAAACAATTTATAAACAACAACAGTTGCGAAGACAGATAGGCGAGGCTGTTGGGTGGTTGATTTGTGCTCTTTTAATAGGTGGGTTTGCAGTATTAATAGCTAGTATTTGGATAAAAAAAGCAAAGGGTGACTATAAATTCAAACCTAGAGATTACACTTTACAACAAAAAATCTGGCAAGGTAAAATTAAAAAAAAAAATATACAACTTGTAGACTTAAAAAAAGAATTACTTCAAAATTTACAAACAAAAAAGGTTGTATCTATCAAGGAGGTAACAAGACTTTTACATTGTTAATAGAAAGTTGGTGTCCAAAGCGTTATAAATGTGTGTATGATCCGAATGGCACTGAACCAGATATTGACAAAGTGATGGAAAGTTTAAGGAGTATAAAAGATTGATAACTGCGTTTATGTTATATTGTGCTATGCAACCAAGTGAAATGAATACTGCAAAAATTTATTTTAGATCTGTTAATGATTGCACTTATTATTCAAAAAAATTAAGTGGACAAGTATTCATGTCCGAAAATGGAAATCAAACTTATGAGTGTCATTGTAAATTAGTGCCAAGTATTAATTCAGATAAAGTAAAGGTTTACTAATGGAAGATAAGAAAAAACCAGTAAGTATGAAAATTGATGAAAATAGTTTTGAGTTGTCTTTGCGAATTTTGAGTAATGAATTTGTTGCAATAAAGATTGGTTCAACCAATTTTTCTGGTAAACTTATAGCAGGTGGAATTTTATTGTTGTTTTTTACTCTCATTTTATTAGAGGGTTTTGGTTTAAATGAGTTAATAATCCAATGAATGTAGAGACGTTTTTAAAATGGAAGATCCTTCCGAGACTGATGATGCTTGTAAGTACAATCATGTCGTGGAGATGTGCAGAATGGTTCATGCAACTCGATTCACCAACTGCTAGTCAATCCGCTTTTGTATCAGTTGTCATGGGCGTTATGACAGGCGTTTTCGGTATTTGGATGGGTCACGAACATAAAGGAGATAATAATGTTACAAGCACTGATAGGTCCAGTAACAGGTCTACTGGATAAATTTATACCAGACGCAGATCAGAAGGCGAAGCTCGCTCACGAAATAGCTACCATGTCTGAAAAACATGCCCAGGAGGCACTGCTTGCTCAATTAGAAATCAATAAAGCAGAAGCTGCAAGTGGCTCTATATTTAAGGGCGGTTGGCGACCCGCTGTTGGATGGGTCTGTGCAATTGCTTTTGCCTATCATTTTATCGTAAAAGATCTAATTATATTCGGTGCAAGTTTTGCTGGTGCAGAACTACCAGAGCTACCTGAATTTGACATGGGTACACTTTTAACTGTTCTTGGTGGCATGTTAGGAATCGGAGGACTCAGGACATATGAAAAGCAAAAAGGTTTAACAAAATGATATACTTAAATAAATGTCCAGAATGTGGATTTGAATTACCAGAGGGAGATTTTTGTCCCATTTGTAAAGTAAGGAGAAAAAATTGATTTG